ATCGCCTATGTCGTTCACCCGGTTTCGGCCAAGATGAAACAGTCCCTCCGTGAAAACGGAATGAAGATCATCGACGCCCGGTTTGCTCCAGAGGACGCCAAGATCATCAACCCGCATAAGAAGCGGGAAAAGGCACAGGGCCAACAGACGACGACACCTCCCGCAGAGCCTGGCGGCGGTATTGGTACGGATAGCGGCGAGCAATTCAGCGATGAACAGCTTTTCGACCTCATTGAGAAGGCAACCGGAACCCGTCTGCATCACAAGACCGGGCGCGCCAAGCTGGTTGAGACGTTCAATTCTCTGAACGCTGATGCGGCAAAGGAAAGCGGAGAGGCTTAAACGGATGACTCTCAATACGACCGTGGGCGATCCCGACGCTGACAGCTATGTCGATCTGGACGAGTTCAAGGCCTACTGCGGAAAAGTCGGCTATGACCTTGAAGGGAAAACAGATACCGATCTCGAACAGGCTCTTCGCCGAGGAACGACTTGGCTAGACGGAACTTACGGACAGCGATTTATCGGTGAACCAACTACTGTCGAGCAGGCGCTTGAATGGCCGCGAAATAACGCCGTATGGCGCGGCGCGTTGTTGCCGAGCACGACGATACCGCAACGGGTCAAGAACGCGCTGTGTGAAGCCGCTTGGCGGGAATTGAGTGCACCGGGAAGCCTTTCGCCCGACTACGTGCCAGCCGAAGCGATTAAACAGGAACAGGTCGGCGATCTGTCCGTCACATACCAAGACACAAACGGCGAGATTGATGACGTCCTGCCGGTGATCAGCGTCGTTGAAGGTATCCTTGCCGGGTTTATCCGCGGCAAAGTGCAGGGTGTGTTCGGGTCAGCTGCTAGAGCCTAGATCATGCGGTTGTAAGGCTTTTGCAATTCGACGACGACATGGGGGATTTCGGTGAAATATACGTGGGTCTACAACATTTGTAGTATAAATATAATCAATCTGAACTAAATTATGATCTAAATCATTATTACCTTCCGTTTAAGTTGTTTTGAAAACGAATACGAGATGCGTATAAATACATCTGCAAATAATAAACGGGAGGGGATATGTCTGATTTTACTAAAGATCTTACATTCTCGGAAATACAGCCTGGCGTGGAGCTGGCAATGTATGTGGACGCGCCAGTAGAAATTCAGGTAGTCCGATTAAAAGCAGGAACCAAGGTGGGAATGCACACGCATTCAAGTAACGTTGTGCATTTAATAGTGAGCGGGCGTATTCGCATCGGCGATACAGAATATGGACCTTTGGCCGACTACCTTTGTGGCGGTTTTGAATACGGGCCCTGGGCGATTGAAGATACAATAATGCTAATTATCCAATCGAAGGGAACAACCTTCGAGTTCACTAAAGAATGAGTTGAGTATCCGAACAGAATGGAAATCAAAGGCGCTGTTGAGGCGCCTTTCTTTTATGGCTTCGCTATGTCTAATCGATTCTATGCAAGACAAGAACGAGTTGCTAATCGCCTAATCAAGAAGTTCGGACAGACCGGCGCTATCCGGCGTACTGAGACATCAGGCGTTCCGTGGGACCCCGGCACGAGCGATGCCGACTATCCGTGCACATTGGTTGCGCTGGATTATGACCAGAAGGACGTCGATGGCACGCTGGTCAAGTCGACTGACAAGAAAGTCTACGTCGCCACCAAGGGCCTTACGATCCAGCCGACGACAACCGACAAAGTCATCATCGGCGGTGTCGTAAGCACGATTGTTCAGGCGAAGCCGCTCAATCCAGCGGGAACCGTCGTTTATTGGGAGTTGCAGGCACGCGCTTAGTCGGTTTTAGGTGGAGCACCGCAAATCTTATATGTGACTTTACGCAATGCGCTTGTTGCGTCCTCAGCAAGATTTTCAGGATCAGATCGAATTTCTTGAACTACAGCGTCGTAAAGCGTTCCAGCTTGGATCTTCGAGTTGCTGAAACAAGACTGGCGATGGAATGTGAGCCGATTGAGGGCTGGGTCCATCGTAAAGTCCGTCATCATATAGCTTGCGGCGCCCCTTATGAACGCCACGCCAAACCTTTCATCCATCTGCAGCAATTCGGCGCCAGAAGTGGCGTTCGCTTCTTGATGGCAGAAGAATGTAGTGACGCATGACGCCGCGATACCAACTGCTAGTTTTATCCCCATAGCCCGCTCAGTGGAATGTTGCCATGCTGAAACGACTAACACCACAAGAACGGTTTGAACAGCTTATCGCGAGATACGAACCAATCCTGCGCGCCGCATTCATGGCAGCCGTTGATGATATCCGTTCGAACATTGTCCTCCGTCGGATCGTTGAACGGCTGGAGAAGGGCGATATTGCTGGCGCCATTGATGCGATGTTCATCGAAGAGGCAGCGTTTAACCCGCTAGAGGAAGCGCTACGCCAAGCATTCAATGCGGGTGGGGTCGATACAGTTTCGAACATGCCGGCACTGAAAGATCCGGAAGGGCATACAGTCGTCATTCGCTGGGATGCGCGAAACATTGTTGCTGAAAACTGGCTACGCGATCATTCAGCCAGCTTTGTTTCAGGAATCGTTGCTGACCAGGTCGAAAGCATCCGCACCGCACTAATGGAAAGTCTGGCTCGTGGCGACAATCCGACGAACGCCGCCAAAGCCATCGTTGGGCCTGTGAACCGAGCTACTGGAATGCGGGAAGGCGGGATTATCGGTCTGACGGCAGCGCAGGCCCAGTTCGTTCAGAGCGCTCGTGATGAGCTGCTTTCAGGCGATACGACGCTGTTGAAGAACTATCTGGCCCGAGGTCGAAGAGACAAGCGATTTGACCGAACAGTGATGAAAGCGCTCAAAGAGCAAACCCCGTTACCCGCGGATGTCGTGGACAGAATCGTCAATCGATACAGCACGGGTCTGTTGAAGCTTCGCGCCGACACGATAGCGCTGAATGAAACGTTCAATGCAATGGCCGCGGCCAAAGACATCGCTTTTCGTCAGCAGATCGAAAACGGGAACCTTTCGGCTGACATCGTCACCAAGACATGGAGACACACTCCGCAAGAGCACCCGAGAGCGCAGCACGTCGCGATGAGGGGCCAGAAGGTAAGATATGACCAGCCATTCGTTGCGCCTGACGGGACCTTGATCATGTATCCGCATGCTCCAGGTATTTCCGTTCGCCACAAGATCGGATGCAAGTGCATCGCTGAATACAAGATCGATTTCGTCGCTCAACTGGTGGGATAATGGCCAAGTCTTTTGCTGCAACTGTCGGGCAATGGGCCGTTAAGGTCGATGGCGCGCTAGAAGTCGTATTCAAAGAGAGCGCGCAAGAGCTAGTCAGCCAGATGGATAAGCTTCTGTCTGATATGGTTTATGATCAGCCTTCATCGGAAAACTACCGGCGAACGGGGTTTCTCCGTGCATCTCTGATGGCATCACGTGAAGCCATGCCAAGGCTGTATCGAGACAATCCGGGCGCTTCGGTGCCTCCAGACCTTCAACAGGTCATTCTGGTGATCAACAGCGCCGATATCGGTGACACCATCTATCTCGGCTACACGGCGAACTATGCGGCCTATGTGCATTACGGTGCCAAAGGTGCGGCCCCGCGTCCGTGGGTAACGCTCATCGCTCAGCGGTGGGAGGAAATCGTTGCCGCCAAAGCCAAAGAAGTGAAGCAAAGGCTCAAGCTCTGACATGACGATCGAGAAGAGTATAGAAAACGCTCTATTCGAGCGTGTGGCGTCGTTGGTGCTTAATCCTGCGCTTCCGGTCGCTTGGCCCAATATAGCGTTCCAGCGGCCCGCCACGGGATATCTGCGCGTGACCCACGTCCCGAACACATCGCGCCGCCGGTTCGTCGGGTCGGCTGAGCCACATCAAAGGCGTGGAGTGCTTCTGATCGATGTATTCTTGCCACTGAACGGTGGCGCAACCAAATCGACTGAAAACGCAGGGAAGGTGGCCGAACACTTCCCGACTGACCTTAAGCTTCCGAAAGACGGATTATCCGTTCGCGTCACTAAGGAGCCCGACATCGCGCAAGGGTTCAGTGACGAGACGCACTGGCAAGTGCCGGTGACGATCACATACGACTGTTTTGCATAACATTCATCCGGCCTGAGCCGTTAACAGCCCCGATCCGGGGCTTTTTTCATATGGAGAAGACCCATGATTACAACTGCTTCGGGCTCTACGATTGCGATCGGGCCTGCAACTCCTGTAACCGGCGCGAATGAGGCCGCAATCATCACAGCGTACAAGGCTCTGACGTTTGTTCCGGTCGGTGAAGTCCAGAACCTCGGCGAATTTGGTGATGAGGCGAACGACGTCACGTTCACCAGCCTTTCGGATGCCCGTGTGCGCCATCTTAAAGGTGCTCGTGATGCTGGCGTACTCGCCCTGGTATGTGGCCGTGATCCGCTCGATGCAGGTCAGATCGCGCTGAGAGCGGCTGAAAAGACCAATCTGGCTTACGCAATACGTATCATCGCGAACGATGCGCCAGATGAAACCGGAACCCCGACAGAGTTCTATTTTCACGCGCTCGTACAGTCGGCCAAGGAAAGCTACGGCGAAGCTGACGATGTAGTCACCACGGCTTTCAATCTCGGCATTACAACCGCTGTATTTGAAGAAGAAGCCACCGCCGGAACGCCGTAATCCCAACAGCTTATCAACCGTTTCTTCACAGACGTATCAACAGGAAATTCACAGATGGATCTGTCAGTATTTGACGGCGCGGCGAAGGCATTTGACGAAGGTTTCGAGGTGGATATCGTTCACCCGACCACAGGCAAGAAGCTGGGCATGAAGGTTCGGGTTGCGTCGTATCAGTCGCAGCGCGTTCGTGATGTTCAGCGGCGCCTGGCCAATGCCAATATCCGCGACCAGAAGCGCAACCCAAAGAAAACCCAGACCGTTGAGGAAGTAGAAGAGCGCGCAATCGACGTGATGGTGGCTGCTGTGCTTTCTTGGGAAGGGTTCGAACGTGGCGGGAAGCCTATCGAATGCACGAAGGAGAACGTTCGTACAGTTCTGTCGAACCCCGATCTCTGGTTCATTGCTGA